GGAGTGGGTATTGGCTTCGGCATTAGGTCTGCTGATGACAAGTCTACTGGTGTTATGCCTCACCTTAAAATTTACGATGCATCTTCTTTGGCTTATCGTCAAGGCCGGACTCGCCGTGGTTCTTATGCCGCTTATCTTGATATATCTCACCCCGATATTATTCCGTTCCTAGAAATGCGTAAACCAACAGGTGACCAAAATGTTCGTTGCCTGAATTTACATCATGGTATTAATATCACTGATGACTTCATGTCACTTATTGAAAAATGTATGTTGGATCCTGAAGCGGCCGATAGTTGGCAACTAAGAGATCCACACTCTGGTGAAGCGAGAGAAGTGGTGTCAGCAAAACATCTGTGGCAACAAATTCTTGAAATGCGTATGCACACCGGTGAACCATACATTCACTATATTGATACAAGCAATAGAATGTTGCCACAATTTTTAAAAGACAAAGGATTGAAAGTGCATCAATCAAATCTTTGTTCAGAAATTATTTTACCAACTAATGAACAACGTACCGCAGTGTGTTGTTTGTCCTCTTTAAATTTGGAACACTATGATGAATGGAAAGACCATCCTACTTTTCTTCGTGATGTTGCTGAAATGCTTGACAATGTTCTTCAGTATTTTATTGATAATGCTCCTTCCACCATTCAGCGTGCAAAGTATTCTGCCAGTCGTGAGCGCAGCATTGGTGTCGGTGCTTTGGGTTTCCATGCTTATCTACAACGGAAGGGTGTCGCATTTGAAGGTGTGATGGCCAAAGTTGCAAACAATCAAATGTTCAAACAAATTAGAAAGGGATTAGATGAAGCTAATATCAGTTTGGGAAAAGAACGTGGCGAAGCTCCAGATGCTGTTGGCAGCGGTCAACGTTTCAGTCATCTTATGGCTATTGCTCCAAATGCTTCTTCGTCTATCATTATGGGAAATACTAGCCCTAGTATCGAACCTTATCGTGCTAATGCTTATCGTCAGGACACGTTATCTGGCGCATTTCTAAACAAGAATCGTTGGCTAGATATAATCATCAAAGGTCTAACACAAACAGAGGAAGAATATAATGATATTTGGTCATCAATTATTGCAAATGATGGTTCAGTTCAACATTTGAATATTCTTGATGAAAATCAAAAAGCAGTATTCAAAACATCTATGGAAATTGACCAACGTTGGGTGATTGAATTAGCTGCTGACCGCCAAATGTACATCGATCAAGCACAATCATTGAATTTGTTCTTCCGTCCAGATGCACACATCAAGTACATTCATGCTATACACTTCATGGCATGGAAAAAGGGTGTGAAAACACTTTACTACTGCCGTTCAGAAAAATTGGCCAAGGCTGACAAAGTATCCAAGAAGATTGAACGTCAAGTTATCAAAGAACTGGATATGATTCAAGTAGCACAAGGAAATGATTGTATAGCTTGCGAAGGATAAAATTATATTATGATAAATGAAACTAAATTATTTCAATTCGATGAATCTTTCAATGATGTAATGGATTCTATAAGAAAAAATTATGCTAAAAAAATGACTTATGGATGGAAATCAAATGAAGACAAATCTTATGATTTTGGCCATTGGAATAATAAAATATTAATGAATAGTTTAAATTATATCTATGACCATGGTAAAATGCCTTTTATTGATAAATTACAGGATATTAAAATAATTTGGAATGTAATTCAACAACAAATTGGAAAAAGATGTTTATTGAAAGCCTATGTTAATGGTTATACTTACGGAACAGATGCATATTTACATAGAGATGATTCTTGGATAACAAAGCAATATGGTAAAAATTCTGTAAGTGAAACTATTATAGTTTATTTAAATGAAAACTGGAATCCAGATTGGGCCGGAGAAACTGTGATTGTTAGTGAAGAAGGTGAAATTGAACTTTCGATTCTACCTAAGAAAAATAAAGTATTGGTTTTTGATTCAAACAAATTACATGCTGCGAGACCAGTTAGTAGAAGTTGTCCAGAGTTAAGAATGGTTTTGGTACTCAAAACAGTAGATGAAAAATGTTTGAATAAAGAAGTTGATTTTATTTACAATCAAACTCTAAATGATAAACATAGTGGTAAAACATTTTTCGAACACTTATATAGAACTTGTATAATATTGGAAGATAGTAAAGAACGCAAAGATGTTTGTTCCGCTGGCCTTTTTCATTCTATATACGGGACAGAATATTATGATTACAAAAATAAAGTTGATAGAAAAACTGTTGAAAATTTAATAGGTACATATTCAGAAAATTTGGTTTATGAATTTTGCACACTTAAAAACAGACTTGATTCATTGCTGAATAACACCAAAAATTATAATCAATCTGTTAGACGGGATTTAATGGTAATTGAATATGCAAATTTATTGGAACAAGGAACAAATTATCCACAAAAAATTGAACAATTAAAAAACGAAATAGTAAAATTGAAACATTTAAAATGAAACCCACTATAGCATTGTTTATACATGATCCAAAGTGTTCAGTGCAAAGCGGAAATGGAATTATCAAGGCTTTAGGTTCACACTACAATTTCAAATTGTTTTCAAAGAATGAAGTTGAAGATAATTTCTTTAATGATGTTGATATGGTTGCAGTACCTGGTGGTTTTGGTGATTCTGATTCATATGATACATTATTCAAGTATAATTCTGAAAGAGTAATTGAGTTTGTAGAGAATGGTGGTCACTATCTTGGTATTTGTATGGGTGCATATTGGGCTGGTAAAGATTACTTTAATATACTTGACAAGTTAGATGTTGTACAGTATATTAAACGACCTGGCACCTGTACAAAACGACCACATGCAAAGAATATGCGTGTTATGTGGAAAAACTGTTATGGTTCGATTGAACCTTACAGGATGTTCTTCTATGATGGTTGTGCTATAGTTGGTGGTGATATGTCACCTTATGAATCGTTTGGAACATATAGTAATGGTGATAACATGGCTATCATACAGAATCGTATAGGTTTAATTGGTTGTCATCCAGAAAGTGAACAGTTTTGGTATGATAGCTATAGTTGGATGAAGGGTTATTATCATCAGGGTATACACCATGATTTATTACTCGACTTTGTAAACGAATTAATGGATAGATAAAGAATGTCACATATTGTTGCTAATCTTCCACCGATAAAATGTTTTATTAGAAAAGAGTTTCTCTATGACTTTGAGAAGGGCCATGGAGAACTTGAACCTTGTTGGTGGATAACAATAAAATCCCAAAGAAGCCAAGCGTTTAGGATTGAATCATACTTAAATCAATATGGTGCATTGTATGATAAACTTCCACTACACGCTTACTGTTGGAAACCGATAGAAGGTGATCCATATCCTTTGGATTTTTTACAATTATGGAACAGTATGTCTTACGATATCACGGTGATTAAAAAAGCAATGATAGCAAACATGAGATGTAAAATTAAAATGAAAGATGGATCTTGGTTAGGTGGTGAATATCTTTTTACAGTTGATTCAGCACATCCAGATTTTAACACTCTTGATTGTGGGCATAGTGAAGATGTTGAGGATCATAAATCTTTTAACTTTATTAAATGTGACAATGGTCAATTTGCAGCCCAACCAAATAATCGTGTTGTTATTTTGGAGCCAGCATCTAATCCTAAAGAAATGAAGATACCAGATTTTAATGTTGCTACTACAAGATGGAATGTTGAAATGGATCCAAAGTGGGATTATGGCATGCCAGAAAACAAATGGCGAATGAACGAATAACAAACAATAAGGAAAAAAATGAAAAAAATAATTATAAGTGTAATAGCCATGCTATCCATCGTAGCATTTGCACAGGGCAAACAAAAAGAGGGTGTCATTTATGATGCAGTTATCACCAGAGTTATTGATGGTGATACTGTAGCATTTCAAGCACCGTTTCTACCTGCACCATTGAAACAAGAACTTTCAATTCGTGTATTTGGTGTTGATACACCAGAGAAGGGACATAGAGCCCAATGCCCAAGCGAGGATCAAAGAGGGCAGGCCGCATCCGCATTTACTAAAGCACAAATAAGCGCATCAACAAAACGCCAAGTCATTCTAATGGACTGGGACAAATATGGTGGGCGTGTGTTGGGTGATGTTATTCTTGATGGTAAGAGTTTGCGTCAGATGTTGATATCAAATGGTTATGCCCGTGAGTACTACGGTGAAGCCAAACAAAGCTGGTGCAATTGATATGAGAATTTTAAGATTTACAGCATCATGGTGTGGTCCATGCAAATTATTAGCAAAGAATTTGGAAGAAGCCGACATTAGTATACCAATTGAGGTTGTTGATGTTGATGTTCATTCCGATGTTGCAGTAGAATACGGCATTCGTGGTGTACCAACATTAATTTTATTAGATGAAAATAATAATATATCTAAAAGACTTGTTGGCAATAAAACAGTTTCAGAATTAAAGGAATGGGTCATAACATGATTAAGAAAACACAAACAAGATTAACAGATGAGAGAAACAGTTTCAAACCTTTCAATTATCCTTGGGCATATGATGCATGGTTGAAGCATGAACAATCACATTGGTTACATACAGAAGTTCCAATGGCAGAAGATGTTAAAGATTGGAAAAAGAAGTTGTCAACCGAAGAAAAGCAATTTCTAACACACATCTTCCGATTCTTTACACAAGGTGATATTGATGTGGCTGGTGGGTATGTTAAGAATTATCTGCCGCATTTTCCACAACCAGAAGTTCGTATGATGTTGATGGGTTTCGCTGCAAGAGAAGCACTTCATGTGGCCGCCTATAGTCATTTGATTGAAACACTTGGATTACCAGAAACAACATACAACCAATTCTTAGATTATCAGGAGATGAAAGATAAACACGATTATGTTTTGGATATCTCTAATACGAATGGTGACCTCTCTAGTACTGCTACTCACATTGCTGTTTTTTCCGCTTTTACCGAAGGTATGCAGCTTTTTAGTTCTTTTATCATGTTGCTTAATTTTCCACGCCACGGTAAAATGAAAGGTATGGGTCAGATTGTTACTTGGTCTATTGTTGATGAAACAATGCACGCTGAATCAATGATTAAATTGTTCCGTACATACATTGAAGAAAATAAAGAAATTTGGAATGATGAACTTAAAGGTAAGATATATACAATTGCTGAGAAGATGGTTCAATTAGAAGATAAATTTATTGATTTAGCATTTAGTATGCAAGCTATAGAAGGTCTAACCAATGCTGATGTTAAACAATACATTCGTTATATTGCTGACCGTAGACTTATTAGTCTTGGCCTAAAAGGCATCTTTAAAGTGAAGAAGAACCCATTACCTTGGGTTGAAGAAATGATTAATGCACCAACACATACCAATTTCTTTGAGAATCGTGCTACTGACTATGCTAAGGGTGCGTTGTCGGGTAATTGGGGTGATGTTTGGGCTAAAGCAGCTTAAAGGAAGAAAATGGGAACAAAAACAATAACAGCAGAATGTTTAAACTGTGAATCGAGCTATGATATGATTTATATGGAAGAATTAGTATCGGAAGAATATCCGGAGTTTTGCCCATTTTGTGGTGAGACAATAGAATCATTAACCGAAGAAGAAGAAGATAATGAAGATGATGATTCCGATGAAGACAAATGGGAATAAACTGGACACATAAAAGTGAAGATTTTACAGAAGATTTAATTGGTGACAATTACGGTTTTGTGTATATTATAACAAATCAAGTTACTAATAAAAAATATATTGGTAAGAAATTCTTTTATTCATCAAAAACAAAACAAGTGAAAGGTAAGAAGAAAAAATTCAAAGTTTCTTCGGACTGGCAAACTTACTATGGTAGTAATGAGGAATTGAAAAAAGATGTTATAATGCATGGCCAAGATTTGTTTAGCCGAGAAATCATACATCTGTGTAAAAGTAAAGGTGAATGTGGTTATCTTGAAGCTAAAGAACAATTTGTTCACGGTGCTTTAGAAACAGATAACTATTACAATTCTTGGATTATGGTAAGAGTAAGAAAGTCACACATTAAAGGTTTGCAATGTTAGAGTACTTGAAGGATATTGAGGAATATGATGCTTTGTTTTTCATGCCTCATCCAGATGTGGATATACACATTCAATCAAATAGATACAAAAATCCTGGAACACCAATAGATGTTGGTTCTATTGGACCAAGTTGGCATGTTTTGTTGTTTAGGCACAACGAAGAAACAGACACAGTGGAAAACTTGGAAGCATTTGATGCTGTTTTGAGTGAACCCAGAGAATATATTTCAACATTAATACCAAATGGTTGGTTTGGCATAGTTGCCAAAAAAACAACAACATCCAATTCTTTTATGTCTGATGCGCTTGACAAAATTAAGAGTTTGATGTAAAATAGAATCTTTGAAACTGAAAGTATACTATGATTCTTGTTGACCTTAACCAGGTATTGTTGGCTGGACTGATGGCACAAATTGCCAGTCAAAAGGGTGTTAAATTAGAAGAAGGTCTTATCAGACATATGGTCCTGAACATCATCAGGACGCACCTAAAGACATTCCGTAAAGAATATGGTGAAGTTGTACTCTGTAGTGACAACCGCAAATACTGGCGCAAGGAGTTTTTTCCTTTCTACAAGGCCGGCCGCAAGAAAACAAGAGAAAAATCAGACCTTGATTGGCACATGATTTTTGACATGCTTGCAAAATTCAAACAAGAGTTGCGTGACAATTTCCCCTACAAAGTTGTTGATGTTGAGGGAGCAGAAGCAGATGATATCATTGGTACACTTGTACCTCGCCACATCATGCACGAAAACCTCCTAATCATTTCAAGTGATGGTGATTTTCTACAATTACAAATGTATAATGGTAGAAGTGAATTTACTGTCAAGCAATATAATCCTGCACAAAAGAAATTTCTCATTTCGGAAAATCCAATAGCCGAATTGAAAGAAAAAATCATCCGTGGAGATAAAGGT